GGACAGTCGTGTAAGTGAGTCGGCAGAGACTATGCAGACTCGACAGAATAATGAGTCAGGTATTTTGTCTAATATCGCCAGGGTTGCGGAATACGGTGTTAGTCGGGCGTTGAGTATTAGTCTCACATGGCAGAATGAACCGGCTATCTCTAAGGACGTAATTACTGTTGAGCTGAGTCGTGATTACATGCGTACTCCACTCGGTCACAGTGACATTAAGGCTCTTATCGAGGCTTATCAAGCTGATATGATTTCGATGGACACTTTTTTATATAATATGGAACAAGGCGAGAAACTTCCACCTGATGTTACAGTGGAAGACGAGATGAGTCGTCTAAACACAGATTCAACAACAACACAGGAGAAATAACCTATGTCATTACAATTCAATGTCAGTGATATTGATTCAGTTCCAGAGGAACATCGCGCTCTTTATTCTGAAGTAGAGTCTGGAGGTTTTCAGCTTCAGGTGGAAGGGGCAACATCCAAAGAGAAACTTAACGAGTTCCGTCAGAACAATGTAAAACTGATGAAGGACTTGGAGGGCTTTAAGAAGTTCGATGGAGTTGATTTGGATGAGTATGAGGCTCTTAAAGAAGAGTCACAGAATATTAAGGACAAGAAGTTATTGGACTCTGGAAAGGTGGATGAACTGGTCGAGAACCGAGTATCCTCCATGAAGGGTGAGTATGATAAACAGATTGATGACCTGACAGGCAAGAACAATTCATTACATGGGCGGCTGGAAGGGTTGATTATTGATGGGGCGGCAAAGGACGCGGCTGTAGCGGCTGGAGTAGCGGCTTCGGCAATCGAAGATGTCATGTATCGTGTTCGTAATACGTTCACCCTCAGTGAAGATAAGGCTATTCCGTCAGATCGGGATGGTAATGTGATGTACGGAGTGGATGGAGTTACCCCGTTGAGTATTGCTGATTGGGTGAAGGATCTAAGTAAGACGGCCCCTCATCTTTTCGCTAAATCAAGTGGGAGCAACACTCCTGATGAAACCTCTGGTGGCGGCGCTAACTCAATTACTCGTGCAGAGTTTGATGCGATGGGTGCAGTTGCTAGAATGTCGTTCGCTAAGAAGGGCGGCAAGGTGGTTGACTCATAATACTCTAAAGTCCCCTTTTTCTACCGAGTAGAATTCTATTTTTACTAGGTAGAATTCTATTTTTACTAGGTAGAGTAGGGAAAGGGGAAATAATAGTTGACAATTATACTCATGCAGATATGATTTAAGAAACAGGTTAACAGCGTTGGCCTTTTGATTTTAGTTCCGGTGGAACCCAATTTTGTTTTAACGGGGTTTTTACCCGAACTTTAATTAAAAGGAATATTAGAATGGCTAACGTACTAACTAATCTGGCGAATGACATCATGATCGCTGCTGACCAGGTGGGCCGTGAGGCAGTAGGCTTCATCCCTTCAGTAACGATCAACTCTGGTTCAGAGGAAGCAGCTCAGGGCGATACAGTTCGCTCTTTCGTGACTCCAGCAGCAACTGTTAACACTTCAGCGACTCCATCTATGACCATCCCTGAAGGTGATGATCAGACTGTCACTACCAAGACTATGGCTCTGGACCAGATCGCCAGTGTTCGTATCCCTTGGACTGGTGAAGACATTAAGCACGTCAATAACGGTTCTGGTTTTGAGACTGTTTATGGTGATCAGATCAAGCAAGCGATGAAGGGGATCACTAACTCCATCGAGTCTCACATTGCTACTATTGCTTATCAGGGTGCATCACGAGCTGTCGGTACTGCTGGTACTACTCCTTTCAGCTCCAACCATGACACTGTGGCTGAAGCACGTCAGATCATCTTTGATAACGGTATTCCTGTAGACGACAATCGCCTCTCATTGATCCTGAACAGTAACGCGGGTACAAACTTGCGGAACTTGGCAGTTCTCCAGAAGGCTAATGAGTCCGGCAATGACAGTCTACTTCGTCAGGGTACTTTGCTGGATCTTCAGGGCGCAATGGTCAAGGAGTCAGGTCAGGTTGTATCTCATACCAAGGGTACTGGTGCTAGCTACATCGTTAATGACGCTTCAAGTGCGATTGGTGATACCACTATTGCTACTGATACAGGTTCTGGCACAATTTTGGCTGGTGATATCGTCACTTTCAATGCTGATACCACTAACAAGTACGTTGTTAATACTGCGTTGAGTGGCGGTTCCTTTGTGATTGGTGATACTGGTCTGCGTCAGGCGGCTGTAGATAATGAGGCTATCACTGTTGGCAACAGCTTCGCGGCAAATGTCATGCTTCACCAGTCTGGTGTTGAGCTTGCTATGCGTCCTTTGGCTAAACCTGCTGGTGGTGACGCTGCTGTTGACGTTATGACAGTTGAAGATCCGTTCTCCGGTCTGGTTTATCAGATCAGCTTCTACAAAGGCTACAACAAAGCAATGATTGATATTACTGTTCTGTATAAGGCGAAAGTCTGGAATAGCGATGCAATCAGTCTGTTAATTGGCTAAATCCTTCGGTGCATTTCCCCCTCTTCGGAGGGGGTTTTTTAAGGAATTGTTATGTTGGGAATTGAAAAACCAGTTGTAGAAAGCAAACCTACTGCCAAAAAGAAGGCAGTGGTAAAATCAAAGCTCGTTCGCATGGTTAAAGGCGAGTTGAGTGCGGATGTACATCCTGATGAGGTTGAGAACTTCAAGCTGGGTGATTGGGTTGTGCAGAAATGAGCAGTGGAAGCCTCCATATAGACGAAGAAGAGATTGAAGAGCTACCAACCATGAAGTCTTCCGTGAAGGCGCGTAAGTCAGTTATCACAATGAAACGTGGTAGTCAGACTATGAAAGTTAGCGCTGACGACATAGACGAGAAGTTAAAAGATGGGTGGATTGAATTGGAGCGCAAATAGATGTCCCTTGACGCAACTATAGGTGGAGCTTCCAGTGACAGCTATATCACTGTAGCTGCTTCAGATACCTATCATTCTAACCACTTGTACGCTACAGCATGGACTGGAGCATCGACTGATGATAAAGAGAAAGCACTCAAGATGGCGACTCGCATTCTTGATGAAAGGCTTTCTTGGATTGGAGACAAGCATACAGAAGCACAGGCTTTACGCTGGCCCAGATCTTCTGTACGTGATAAGGACGGATACTCGGTAGCGACAACTGAAATCCCGACAGACATTACTAACGCTACTGCTGAATTCGCTCGACATTTAATTAGCTCTGATCTGACTGCTGCTTCAGAAGGCAAGGGGATTGGTGCGATTAAGGCTGACAAGATAAATGTTAAGTTCAATGCAGGAGATAGACTGGATGTGTTGCCAGAGATCGTCCGTGAGATGATTGGTCATTGGGGCGCATTATCTACGGGACGTGGCGGTATTGGGGTTGCTAGAGTAATACGATGAGTCTTTTAACTACTGTCCAGTCAGCGGTACAGGCAGCCAAGGATGCAACGGTATCCTTATGGCAGTCTATCACCTATAAGGATCAGAGTTCAGCGACATACAACACGTCTACTGGGGCGGTAACTCAGACTGCCACGGACTATTCAGTAAAGGCTTTAATTACAAAGTATGATCAGGAAGATATAGCTGACCATATTCTTGCAACTGATTTAAAAGCAATGCTTCTCGTGGATGAATTAACCCCAACTCCTTCAAAAGATGATACAGTTGTTTACAATTCTGTAGAGTATAGTATTGTTGATTTTCAGCAGGACGTATCTCAGTCACTTTGGTATTTGCAGTTACGATGATTAAGTTCACCACATCAATCAAAAAGATCAACGAGAGTATAAAGAGGGATGCTCACGCTCAGATCAAAGATATTGCGAATGATTTGTTTCGCCGTATTGTGACACGTAATCCTGTAGATACAGGCTTTTCGTCTAGCAATTGGAATATTGGTTATGCTGCGAACTTTAAAACGAGAGGGTCTAAGAAAAGTCCTCCACAGATTGTAAATAAGTTACAGAACACGAAAAAGATACCGTCTAATATGAAATCAATTCATATTAGTAATGGTGTGAATTATATTGAGTATCTTGAGCAAGGTACAGCAACTCAAGCACCAAGACAATTTGTTGCATTGTCTGTAGCGGAAATAAGGGCCAAGCATGGGTCTTGAAGCTGACAGACAGACGATAGAAACTCTATTGAGTAACAATTGGGTTACTACAGATATAGCGTGG